TAATCTTCCTCTAGCTCTAGTGTCTACTTTATCAGTAGAATTGGTAATTGTAAATGGTCCAAGAGGTGAACTAGATGCTGTGTCACTTGGATAGTTATTTAGTAGTAATGTCACTTTTGAATTACCAGTTAATACTTTAAAGTCAGGTATAAATCTTTTCATAGACATAATAAACTCACCATCCCCCCTTAAATCAGCTAGGCCGGTTGTACCACCTAATGCGCTACGTCTTGCAGATATATCAAAATCTCCTGATTGTATAAATGCATCAATAGAAGTTGTGCCCGATGAATCGACTTGATCGGTTCCGGTTTCATGAGCATAGTAAGTTGATGAACCATAAGTTGCTGTAATACCTTGTATTGGAAAATTAGGTACAGCTGTTGAATCATATTCGGTTGCATATGGTAAATCAAATACACCTGTGTCAACATAAGATGTTCTAGCTAATGATGAAGTTGTCCAACAGTTTTCTCCGTAGTTAAATGTAACACATCTATCAATTTGATCAGAACCATCTTTTGCATAAAACCAATTTACTTCATTATATAAAGTATTATGTTCTGCATAAACAATTTGACCTGCATTATAATTTAAACCTAAATTGTCTCCTGTATTTGTAAATACAAAGTCTTCAACTAAACATGGTATTGCTTTAACGGTACCATCGTACATAAAAAATCCACCTTCACCGGACATCCAAAAAACCACACCATTAGAATACGTCAGTGCATTTTGACCAATCAATCCACAGTTGGTACCAACTTGTTTTACACTAAATGTAAATGGTGGACCAACAAATTGAATTACATATGCAGAACTATCCGTTAATACTAATGTATAATCTTTACCGGATACTGCTCCTACAATAAAGTTTCCCTTATCTACTCTAAATGTTCCAGCAGTATTTGTTGCTGTTGGAGCATACGTATTAAAGTCTTCTTGATTTGAAAATCTTATAAACATTGGATCTTGAGTTGTTGAATCACCAATTGTTGTTTCTGTTCCAAAATGAAACACATGTCTATCCCTGTCTGATACTTGTGTTAATCTTGATGCAGTAGGTGCACCGCTCATAACTGTTGCTCTATTTCCTCGAGGAGAAGACGCTCCCGCATCCCAAGTAAATGTTTTACCATTGTGAATAGTTGCAACTAATATTTGACCAAAATTATCTAAACTCCAGAGGCCTGGATCCAGAATCACGTTACTAGTTGTACGCTCTGTTCCCCAGGTTGATGCACTATATGTATCTGTTCCCCAACCATAACCTGCAGTTTGAAATGTAGGACCAACAATTACATAAGGATCAATTTCTGCAGACCCAGTTCCAGAAGTTGTGGCTGCTGAATTGGATGGCATCGTAATTTCAAAAGTATTATCTGTTGAATTTAATACTTCAAAAGTATTGTCTGTAAAATCTGTTGTTGCATACCCTGATCCTGTAGGAACCGTAACACTAGAAAATGTCACATATCTTCCATCAGATAAACCATGGCTGGTTTTATTAACTGTAACGGTTGGTGAACCAGTTGAAGCATCAAAGTCAGCTCCAGTGATTGCTGTATCTAAAGGAGTAATATCATAAAAATCTTCACCATAGTATAAAAATAAACCTTGTGAGGTACCAATAGCGGTATACTTTTCACCAGCTAGAGAAGTCCATGCATGCTGCGCACGTGCCACACCAGGTAATGTTTTATATTGTACAGTCAATTGATTCCAACCACCTATTTTTTCAGGTAGTCCATATCTAAATCTAACAAAATCACCATCTACCCATTGAGATTCAGCTCCTGAATCTGTGACCATTTTGTTAAAACCAGGCTTGAAATTTAATTTTTGTAGCATATAGTGCTTTATATATTAGTTTATTAGATAACGAAAGATAAAATATGATTAATACTTATCAGCTATTTTCAGTGCCAGTGATTGAAACTAAAATAGTAATTCAGATGCCTTTACTAAAAAAGATAACAGATTGGTGTCAAAAAAACAATAAGAAAAAGGACTTTATCTCTATAAGAGGAGGGTTTCAAGAACATGAAAATTTTGATGGAAAAGAAGAATTAGATGAAATTTTAAATTGTTTTTTAAGACTTAACATGAAAGAAGAGATAATTAATGGTTGGTTAAATGTTATAAATAAAAATGGAGACAATATTCCTCACAGACATAATGGAAATAATATAAAAAGTTCAGCAGTATTTTATTTAACAAATAATAATTCAGCAATTAGTTTTATGAGAGATTGGCAGTTATTTAGTTTTTATCCAAAGTTATATGATTTTATTGTTTTTCCACATGATTTAGTTCACCAAGTATCTCCACACACTAATGATGATTTAAGAATTTCTTATGCAGTAAATACTAGAAATATAAAATGAATGTTTTAACGATACATTGTGGACATAGTGGTTCTATAACTGTATCAAAAGATAACAGATTAATAGTACACACTGAATTAGAAAGATTTTCTAAAACAAAATATTCAGATATAATTACTTTTAATTTAATAAAAAAAATCAATAAACTTAATATACCTTTTAATTTAATAGTAATATCTATATGGCAACCAACGGATATATTAAAAGTTCGTTTTGATTTAATTAATAAAGATAAAAATTGTAAGATTATAGTTGAAGATCAATTTCAAACTAAACATCATGTCTATCATGCACATTGTGCTGCGTATAATGTTAATAAGAAATTTGATTACATTGTAGTATTAGATGGAAATGGTAAGTTTAATAAAGATAATAAAGAAGAGATTATAAGTATTTACGATAATAATTTTAATGAAGTATATAAAGAATATTATAAAGAACATGTTAGTTTAGGTTGGGCATATCAAATAGTTAATTTAGCATTATATAGTGAAACATTTTGTTCGGGTAAAACTATGGCTCTTTCTAATTACGGTTCTAATGTCAATACAGATATATTAAAAGATAATAATTTTAATAAAGATTATTTTAAAAGAAATTTAGGAAGATATAAAGAAGACATTAAGTTAGCAAAAGAATGGCTTCCTTCTTTATCAGATTCAAAAGAGGATAATAAATCATTAAACTTTGTGCACAGTTTTCAAAAAGCATGTGAAGAGTATTGTTTAAATTTATTTAGTCGTTTTAACAATAAAAAAATTATATTCACAGGTGGAGTTGCTCAAAATGTTTTAATTAATACTCTTCTTAATAATGAGACTTCTAATACTATTTATTTGGATCCTATGTGTAGTGATCAAGGTATATCTTTAGGAATAAACTTATTTTATACAAACAATAAATTAGAAAAAAGAAACACATTTTATTTAGGATTTAAACCTGAATATAATAATTTAAATACTGTATTTAATAAACATATAATAAAAGAATCAAATGAAACTGAGGTAGCTAAGCTTTTAGTAAATGATCCTGTTGCTATATTTCAAGGTAGATCTGAACAAGGACAAAGAGGACTAGGTAATAGAAGTTTATTAATGAACTCAGAACATAAAAATTGTTTAGAAAAAATAAATACTATTAAAAAAAGAGAATGGTACAGACCTTTTGCCTGTTCAATTTTAAACGAAGACTTAGATAAATGGTTTGAAACAGATAATAAAAAAATACCTTACTACATGATGTTTGTTTACAAAGCTAAAAACAAATTAAAAAATATAACATCTATTGAAAATACATGTAGACTGCAATCAGTTAAAAAAGAACATAATTTAAATTACTATAATGTAATAAAGGAGTTTAAAAAACAAACAAATAATCCTTATGTTTTAAATACTTCTCTAAACTTACCTGGACATACTTTAGTAGAGGATATATATGATTTATATAAAATGTTTGTAGAAAGTAATTTAAAATATATCTGGTTACCTGATATAAGAAAGTTAGTTATTAAAAATGGATATTAAAGTTACAGATTTAATACATAGAATTAATTCATTTATGCCAAAAGATAAATGTGATGAGTTAATTAATTTATTTGAAAACAATATTGATCTTTGTGATCAAGAAAGAAGTTTAAAATATATTGAAGGTAAAGAAAAAGATTTTCATACAGATAATTTTAAATGCTTAAATTTAAGTATGCATAAAAATAAAAGTAAAGAATTAGAAAAAGGGTTTAAAATTTCTAGTCATTACATACAAGGAATGATTGTCAATTATATAAACTTTTTAAAAATAAACTTTTCAACATCTATTGATTCTAAATGGATTTGTGCTTCAGACAATGTTCGTATTTTAAGATATAAAGTTGGTAATGAAATAAAAGATCATTTAGATATGAATTTAATAATAAGAGGTTCTTGCACAATTAATTTAAATGAAGAATATGAAGGAGGAGAGTTTACTTTCTTTTCTAGAAAACACCAAGAAGTATTAAAAACAGGTGATAGTATAATATTTCCAGCAGATCATATTTGGATTCATGGTACCAAACCAGTAACTAAAGGAGTAAGGTACAGTATTAACTGTTTTTTAAAACCTATATGAGTATAAATAATACTGAGTTTGATATAAGAATAAAAGATAATTTTCTTAATGAAGAAGATTACAATAAAATAAAATTGTATACTAAAAGTATATTTTGGAAACCAACGTCTTTATCTTATTCTACAAATAACCCCGCACATGTATGGTTTACAGATGATGCACCAGACGAAATTACGGAACTTATGAAAAAAGAAGTTTCTAAACTTTTTAATGTAGAAATATTAAATGTTGGTATGAATCAATTTTCTTTTGTAACAAAATCTAAAAAATCAGAAGTTCATAATGATGCCTCTGAAATTACAAACTTTCAAACTATTTTATATATAGATGGAGATGGAGATGAAAATGTTCATTCTGGAACAGGTTTCTATGTTCAAACAGATGACAATAAATTTGAATTAAACACTCACATTGGTTTTAGACCAAATAGAATAGTTTCTTGGACTTCAAATGTCTATCACGCCCCTTTAAGTTTTGCAGATACTTTTCAAAAAAGAATATCATTAGTAACACAATACAAAATAAAAGAGAAAATATAATGAAACTAGTATATAATTTTAAAGATAAATTGTTTTGGATACATAATTTTTTACCTCACCATAAATATAAACAAATACACAATGATATTTTTAAAGAAAGGAAAACATTAAATTATAGATCAGTCAAAGGTGAGTGGGATAAAGATCTAACTAAACATGTTGGTTTTCCAGATAAATTAGATATAGATCCTAACTATTTTCAATTTTCTGAAACTCTTATAAAACATTTACCTTTTGTTTCCGTTAAAGGAGAATTTTCATATACAATACATAAAATGACAAAAGGTTCTGGTATTGATTGGCACGGTGATTTAAATCATAAATTTGGAATAACTTATTATGTAAATAGAAGATGGAATAGAAATTGGGGAGGAGAATTTATGTTTCAATATGAAAATAGTTTTGGATATATTCCAATAGTAGGAAACTCTTTGTTAATAGTAAAAGCACCATTAGATCATAAAGTCAACGCTGTTTCTTCTAACATAATTCCTAGATATACTATTCAAACTTTTGTTGGTGATGAAAATTAATTACTAGGAATCAACATCCAAGATGTTAAAATATACTTAGTATTTTTTAAAGGTGGATTTCCTCTATGAACATAAGGAAAACCAGCAGGCCAAATTACAACTCTACCTTTTTTAGGTTTTACTCTTACTGAATGATTTAAAAATTCTGTTTCTCCACCTTCTTCTATATCATTTAAATATATAGTGTAAGCTAATCCTCTTCGATAATTATCAAACCCTGGTGCTCTTTCAACATGCCAAATATGATAGCCTTGTGTTGGTAAAGTTTTTTGTACTTTAAAACAAGTAAATTCAAATTGATCAATACCTATATAATCTTTTATAGAAGTATGATTTTCATAATGTTTTAAACACATATCAAAATTAACAACAATGTTTTTTAAATCATGTTGCCATATATCTAAATCATGATAAAAATCAGTGGCTTCATCATTTTTAAGATGGCCACCTACTCTTTCACTTTGCATTCTATTAAAAGTTTTTTTAAATTTAATTCTATCTTCAAACATTTTAATAGCTTTGTCACAATCACTATCTAAAATAAATCCATCATATATACCTATATGATTATCTATTTTAATATTTTTATTTTCTTTCAAAGAAGACATTTATTGAATTTCTCCATGTACTGTTAGGGTCATATACTTGAGTTGTACCATGCCAAATATTGCCTCTAAATAATATAGCTCTATTTTCTTTAAATGCAATAGAAGCGTTTATTGTATAATTTTTATTTTCTAAAGTATAAAAAGAAGTCCCATTACCAAGACTTTCTTTTCCAGATAAATATATTAAACAATTCCAATAAGAATTGTAATCTTTATGTATCCTTCCTAAATTTTCTATATTTTCTCCATTTTTACTAGGTTTTCTTTTATGAAAAAAGGTTCCTGTTTTTTTATAGGTATTTATGACTTTTAATTTTTTAAAAATTGTTTCTTTAATATCTTGAACGTACTTAGAATATTCTGGTACTAACTCAAACATATCACTTCTAAACCCATAATGTAAACCTGCGGGATCTTTAACAAATTTTAAAGGTGTATTTAAAAATAAAGATTGGTAAAATTTTAATTTACTAGGTTTAAAAAAATTATCCGTATATAAAAACATATCTGTATAGATATGTTCTATACTATTTTATAATAAAGTAAATACTAAGATGAATAAGAGGTAGGTCTTGCACCTAATCTAGCAATTTTTTCTTCTGATGTTTCACCATCTACGTTATTATTATCCCACTGAAATTGTAATTGAGTTAAATGTGCAGCGTCCCATTTGTCAATAAATGGTTGAAAATCTCCTAAATCAGCTTCGGCAAAAGAACAATGTGGAGTAGCATCTCTATGTTCTACTTCATCAGATGATGGAGTAGTTCCATATTGAATTGCCCAAATATTTGAAAACTTTGACTGATTCCAAAAAGTATCGTCATCAATAGTATATCCTTTACCTGTTGTTCCATCACCATTATCAAAACCTGGTTTTACTATTATTTTATCTTCAAAAACTACTGTCCATGTTGAGCTTGTTGCCATATTTTCTCCTAAGTTTTAATAATATAAATAATTGTTAAATAAGGTTGTAATACTGATGTAGCGTCCCCTGAAAAGTTTGCACTCATGTTGTGTGAGTGAGCTACACCATTACCTGTATTAATAGGTGATAAAGCTGAACCTGGGTTTGCCGAATATTGCAAACCAGCAGCAGCAGTATTACTTTGAGGGTTTGGACCCTGATTATAAAGTTGGTGGGTGTGTGATGCTAATTGGTTTACTGATAAAGATGCATTAGCTGTAGAACCACCTACGTTTCCAGTTGAAGTTACAGTATTTGCTCCACCAGTCGATGCTAAAGATTTGTTGTTAGATTTTCCAACCGGTACGTTATCTTGTAAGTCGGGTACATTAAAAGTGGTTGCACCATCACCTACACCATAAGTTTCACCGATGATTGCAAATAATGCAGAATAAGTTGATCTTGAAACTGCAGAGCCATCACATTCTAAAAAACCAGATGGCACAGATGCATCTGACCATGGAACGATTGTTGCTGTAGGAATTCCCTCGATACCTGTAAGGTTAGCTCCGTCAAAATCGTATTTAGTTGCTTCGTAATTTGCCATATTCTATTTCTCCCTATAAGTCCAACCTGTTGTAGCGTCTCCAGAATATACTAAGCTGAAACCAGCACCTTGGGTATTAACTGTAAGGTCGGCTGCACTATTAGCTATATTAGAAGAATTTCTACCAACAGTCAATGCGTTAGTATTAAAATCGTATCCTTGATCTATAAATGAAACTTCATCGCCTGCACTTGGAGAAGCAGGTAGAGTAATTGTAAATGCTCCACCATTTGTGTTGGCTAAAATTTGAGCTCCAGCTTGAACT